AATCGGAATCAGCCTGTCCCGGATCAGGAACACAGCTTCGCCGCGCAGCGCCATTGCACGCGCCGCAATCGACATGTCGAACCGGGTCAGCAGGTCCGTTCCCTGCACATCGGCAATCGCAAGCCCGCTTTCCCACAGGCTCACGCAAGTTTGCACGGCAGCGGTGAGTTCGCCCAGCCCGGTCCTGCCCGCGATATAGGCCTGCCGCGCCGCCATGATTTGCGAGGTATAACCCGTGCCGCTTGCCGAGCGGGTTTCACCGCGCGGGCGGAAGATACGCTGAAGGATGCCCATTATTCCGGCCTCCGATACGGGCGCAGCAGATCAGCCGCGCCACTGTTTTGCAGGGCCTTCGCCATGGCTGCCGGGTCCGCAGATATGGTTTCGGCCAACTGGCCCACATTCGCGCTATAGGACCTGGCACCGGCGGGCATGACGGTTTCCGCCTCAAGATAGGCGGCCAGCCTCTGCACCGCGCGTTCCACGCTTTCGGGAATGTCGAGCGACACCCGGCCCACCGACGCATCAATCTGCACATGGCCCGGCGGAAGCCGAAAGCCGTGGGGCCGCCGTTCCAGCGTGATCGGTTGCCAGTCGCCATCCTGCCAGCGGAACGCATCCAGTTCGCCGCCAAGCACGGGACCAATCGGCACGCGCCAGTCACCGCCGCATGATGTCAGGGTCCAGACGACATTGCGAACGCCCCAGCGGCGGGCAATGTAATGCTCGATACGCTGCCAGCACACCGCCAGCATGTCGCCCGTCACCCCGGCGACAGGGGGATAAGCAAGCGGCGTGCCCTCAAATTGCGTGATTTCCGTAATGTCCGCCTTCATGGCCGCCACCTTTCGAGCGTCCGCAGCACACCGGATCGGGGAATTATGATGCCGCCAGCGCTGCGCTCTTCCTCTTCGTCCTCTTCAAGGTCCGCCTCGGTTTCATCGTAAGCGGGCCGCGTCACCATCGAGAGTTCAAACAGGATCGCATGGTAAATCGTGCGGATCAGCGCATTGCCCAGTCGGGGGTTTTCCTCGACCGTCTGTTCGGGCAACGCCACAACCTCCGGGGGCGCAACCCGAAACCCCGGCGAGATACCGCCCACCAGCCCGGCTTCATGCTGCGCGATAAAGTCCTGCGCCCAGCTCGTTTTCTGGATTTCAGGCGTCAGCGTCGCCTCAAAGGTCAGCGCGTCCTCGGCATCCGTAAGGCGCAGCGTGCCCGCCTTCTTGCTCGCCAGTGGCTTGTCGAAGCTATGACCGACCAGCAGGTGGATTTCGCGCTCCGGGTCCTTCACCGCGTATTCAAACGCCCTGGGCGCAAACTCTTCCTTCTTCGGCCTGCGCCCTTTCCCGCCAGCATCGAGAACCGCCCGCTTCTTGTAAGGAAAGCGACCTTTAAGGCGACGGGAACCGTCCCGCCGCCTCGCACGCAATTCCAGATCAAGCGGATATACGGACCGGATTTCCATCACTCACCGTCGTCCACCGCCAGTTCCAGCCCGGTCACAAGCTCAAGCTGGGAGCCACGGGCAACCGTCACGTCCGCCGTGGTCAGCGCCGTGAGCCGCAGCCCGCCCGACTGGGCATCAGAGTAGGGATCGCGGATCAGGTCCACCGCACCCCAAAGCCCGACAAACACCGGAGCAACCCCGCCCGCATTGGTGGTCAGCAGCACCTGCGTTTCCAGCGGCGGGCCACCGGACGGGGCGGCAAGCGCATTGGTGGTCTGCACCACGCTGCCAAGCTGCGACAGCCGCGACCATTCGGTAACGCCGGTGCCCGCAAAGGCTTCCACGCCATCGAGAAAATCCCACAGTTCGGGCCGCACAAGCGCCTTCACCGCACCCGGCCCGGCAGCCGCATTAGCCGTCATGAACCGCACCACGGCCGACCGCAGCGCCGCCCAGCTTGCCTGCGCGCCCGCATCGGTGGAGGTAATGCCATAGGTTGCAACACCCGTGACAACGCCCAGCGGCTGCCCGGACGTGCCGGTGCCAAGGAAAATCGCCTTGTCGAGTTCGGCGGCCATGGTGCCGGACATGTCACGCCGGATTGCCTGTTCCAGCGCATCGCCGGATTGCAGCATCGCCTTGCGGCTCACCCGCATATGAATGCCCAGCGTCTGTTCGGGCTTCAAAGCCTTGTCCGTGGTGGCATAGGTGGTCGGCCCGGCCACATTGGCAAGTTCACCGTTGGCCCAGCCTGCCGTCACGCTGGAAGTCGTTACCGGCCATTCCACGGCACCGCTGCCAATCTGAATAAGCTGCGCGCCCATCTGGGCGGCAACGCTGCCCGGAAACAGCCGGTCGATAATCGGCCGCGTCTGGAGCGGATCGGGCGTGCCGCTCGCAATGGTTTCGCCAGCGCGCACTTCCAGCGCCATCAGGGGCACCGGCACGCCGCGATAGCCGCCAGCGGAGCGAAGTTCCTGCACCACTTCGGCCGTCCTGCCCGAAAGCGCGCGGCCCTCGTCGAGCGCCAGCACAACCTGCCACATCTCGAAACCGGCCACCAGATCGGCAAATTCGCGATCAGAGCGGGTTTCCAGTTCCGCCCCGGCTTCCCGGCGTTCGCCATCCTCGGCAATCAGGGCCGCGCGATAGCGAACCTCATTGCTGCGATACTCGCCATCGAGGGCTTCAATCGAGCGGATTTCATCTTCGGTGGTATCGGCCTTGCCGACAAGCGCCGACAGTTCAGAGCGGATTTCGCTCTGCCGACGCTGGATTTTAACGGATTCAAGCATTCTCATGCTCCTTGGAAATTAAAGGATTGAGGGGACTTGTGGTCAGTTCACGAGCGAAAACTTTCCACGCCAGCCGCTCAGGGCCGGTTTCGGTGCGGCGCAGGATTTCCCGCGACGTTTTTTCGGAATGACAGGTGATGCAAAGCGTCTGGAGATTGCCCAGATCGAACGCCAATTCGGGATGCGTGCGGATCGGCTTGATATGGTCCACGTCCAGTCGCGCCCCGCCAGCACCGCACTGCACACAGGCCCAGCCATCCCGGCGCTTGGCGAGCGCCCGCAGCGACTTCCAGCGCATCGAGCGATAAACAGCGGCCCCGGCGCGCCCGGTTTCGTGCTTCATGCCCATATCGGTGCCCTCGCGACCTTGACGGGCTTTGAAACGAACCGCTGGCCCTCGGCCACGGCAAGAATGCTGGCCGCAATGGCATCAATCCGCCCCGTGGAACGCGCCTTTGTCAGCTTCGCGTTCATGGCGTCGTCCATAACCACAAGGGCATCGGCGGCAGCCGAGCGTAGCAACAGACTGGGCACAGTCTTTACCGCGCCATCGAATACGGCCTTGCGGAACGCCTCCACGTCCTGCCCGCCATCGCGGAATCCCTGCCCGCGAAACACCACGGGAACGCGAATGCCAGCCGCAGCAAGGGCGTCCTGCAATTCCGCCTGCCGGTAACGGTCGCATACCAGCGCCCGCACCTCGGCATCGCCCACAAGGGTTTCCCAGACCTGCCGCAGCCAAGGGCCAATCTGCACCGTGCTTTCACCGGACAGGGAAAGTTCACCCCGGCGGTGCATATCCTCGTATCGGGATTTCACCCCGTCGATTTCGCCCCGTTCGGCAAGGCCCGGCTTGTTCGGGAAGGTGCCGAGCACTGACAGCAGCCCGGTTTCCGGGAAATAGATCGCCGCTGCCGACATGCTGCGCGACCCTCCGAGATCGACACCCAGGAACGCCGCGCCTTCACGCTCAGGCAATTCATCCGGGCCGACTTCGCAGGCCGCATATTCATCGACCGTCAGCAACTGGGCCTTGCCAGCATCGGAAACGCGCTGATTCAGCGAATACAGCCGAAAGCCGGTCAGAGCCTGTCCGCCGCGCGCAATGGCCACACGGGCCTGTTCCTGCAACCATTCCAGCGAAGGACCGATGCCGTATTCGCTGCCCGGATTGGCCGCCTTGATGCCTTCCAGATCGTCCGCAGGCATCCCCAGCGGCGCACGATGCTCGATAATGAACGAATGCGGCGGCGGATTATCCAGCATTTGCGAGAACGGATGATCGTCCCCGCTGGCGCTCGTGGAGATAATAACCATCTTGGCCGACCGCTTCCCGGCAGAGGTTTCCAGCGCCGAATGAAGCTGCATCCCCTTGTCAGGGTGCCAGTGCCCAAACTCGTCTTCCACGATGAACGTGGGCGACAACCCGAGCAGATTCTTGGCATCGGCAGCGACCGCGCGAACCATGCCGCCGCCGTTGCCATCATATGAGATTTCCAGACGCGGAGCCTGCCGGAACGTGAAGCGCGCCTGTTCCTCCGGTGGCATCAAGCCCACAATCGCCTGCACATACTCCCATGCAATGCGGGCCTGTTCTTTTGTCCGCGCTGCAATTATGACTTGCCGACGCGGCTGCGGGTCCGAAACGCCCATGAGGTGCGCAAGCGTAATTGCAGCCGAGAGCATGGATTTGCCTTGCCCGCGCGCGACGGACAAAATCGCGGTCATCACGTCGTCGCCTAGAAGGCCCTCTACAAAGGCTTCCTGAAACGGGGCGAGTTTGAAGGGTTGGCCATGCAGAGGCCCCTCAGGGACCCGCAAATCGCCAATAAAGGCCAACGTAGCGGCCAGAGGCCCAGAGCGCGCGTGAAGGAAAGCCCCCCCTCCGTGGGGCTGTCGGGGTTCCCCCCGCCCCCGG